TGCGTTAGTCAAGTCCCCGTTGCTCATCGCCTTCCCGTGAATGTCCCAATAAGATTGTAGGTGTTTATCTATGAGTTTATCCCTATCCATACGGAACCTTTCCTTGACCCCCTCCCAAACTCTTTTCCAATATTCAATCGCTTGGGATTGGGATATTTCCTGTTTCCCACACCACTCAATATATTCGGTAAAGGATAGGTGTTTAGTGAATATCATTTTGGAGGATTCTTTTAAGAATACCTCCACCTCTGCTTTATTCATTTTGGATAATTTATATCCGTTGTCTTTTCCTGACCCTTTAGGTCTTCCCGGTCCTGGTTTCTGTGGCATTATCTTTCTGCTTCATATCTTGCTTTCAGGGAGTTACGGACATTCACAAAACATTTACCACAACCGGGTTGTTTGTTAGTCCTAAAAACTCGGTTGTAAAGGTTGTATAACCACGCACTTTCCTCACCTGAATACTCGGGTTTATCCATCATTTGGTATGCCTTCTCCAACTCAGAAAAGGTATAATTTGGTTGGGTGTTTAATGACACCTCTTGTTGTTTGTTTTTACAAGTATTACACATATTAGTATCCTCTTTCTTTACCTTTAGTTTTTAGGTAGAATTGAATAGCACTGATATTCCCCTCATTTATTAAACGGAATAGTGCGTTCTCAACATAGTCAAGTTGTCTCTCCTCCACCTGTTTTATACCCTCAAGGAAAAAGATATTCTCCTTCCATTTATTGAGTGTCTCTTTAGAGGTTCCTGACCTCTCTAATGCTATACTTTCTACCCCCATTACTTGAGTTAGTAGGTTTAGGTATTCGGTTTGTTCTTTATTCAACATCTCTCAATAGGTTTTTTAATACCTCAACCAATTCATAACGGGGGGTTTCACTCTTTAATACTATAATATCGGTGTTGTTAGTCATTATGTTATTTATTTTAGTCCTTTTACTCTTTAAGAAGGTGTCAGTTTGACTATCTCCCCGTAGGTTGTGTCTTCTCCTTAAAGTGTCCTCTTCAGCCGTTAAAACAACTTTAACAAAGGGGTATTCTAAAGTGAATAAACTTTGGTTGAATAATCTATCACCCTCATAGATTACCACCCCTTCACACCAGTTTAGGAACTTGATAAAGTCGGGTTGAACCGACATACTCAATTTATCTGTCCCCTCAAATATAGACCCGTCAAATACCCCTATAAAATATAGGTTGGACTCTTTATTATACTCACCCCTAACCTGACCGAACTTAAACGGAGCGGTAGGGTAGTTGCTCTTGAACTCTCTAACAAGGGTGGTCTTTCCAGTTGCTGGTTCCCCCCCGATTGCTATAACTCTTTTAACCATTTTTTATCATATGTTTCTTTACGGAACTCCCATAGGGGTCTCCAATTTATACCTTCAGTTATGGTTGAACTCATTTTTTCAAGTTCTAATCGGTTCCGTTCTATGTAATATCCTACATATCTCTTTCCTAACCGGTGTTTTTTATACGCACATAAGGTGGTCTCTATATTCCAAATATTCTTATGTTCTATATTGAGGTCTTGTATCTTATCCTTGACCTCCAAGAATAACCCTTGTAGGTGGTTTAATTGAGTGGGGGTTAGTTTTTTATCCTTTCCGTGAGTATCATACTCATCTAACCCATACGCATATACTAACCCGTTCCTACAACTCTCCGCATCCTTTAGTTTAAGGGTGGTAGGTTCTAAAGGTAATCCCGTTAAAACATTCAACATCTCAAGGTAAATGAATTGAGTAAATCTACCGAAGGTGTAAAACTTTCCGGTGTTCTTCATTACATTATCATAGGTTAAATCGGGGGTTGGTTGAACTAAACTACGGAAATAGGTAGATTGACTACCCCCAACCATATCCCGATATGAGATAAATGCTTTGATGAATTGGTTGTTGGACTTTACCCTCAATCTATCGGTTTGGAATATTAGGTTATTTCGGTTCTTATCCCACCATCTCTCTAATCGGGGGACATCTACATTTTCATAATCGGGGAACTCATTATAGATATAATAGGTAGTCACCGGTGAATAGGTCATAGAATATAACCACGCAAGCCAATACCTCTGTTGAAGGTTCAACTCAAACCTATCACTGATGTATCTTAAAGCGTCATTAGCAGGGTCAATATCCCTTGCTATAGAACTTTCTTTATGGTAATTGAGGTAATCTATCAGTTCCATACATATAATTTATTAGGGGTCATTTCTGTTGGTTCTACATTACCAAGTGCTCTACGGAATATATCCCGTGTTGATGCTACAAAAGTTGCGTCCTGATATTTGAGTATCCACGCAGGTCTATTCGGGTTCCTAAATCCGTATAATTTACCCCCGTGAAGTAGTAGTCCTGCGAAGGAACAATTACCACCACTAACATATTCTAACATCTTTTCGGGGGTTCCGTTATTTAATACCAATATCCCGTCATTAAACTCAACCCCCATATCAATTACTCCGTTGAATACAAGGTGAGTTTCTCCGTGTTGGAGGGGTTGGTTGTTGGAGTGTATCTTAAAGTCCCCACTGGTAGAATATCTACTATGGAATATGAGTTGTGAGGTAATCGGGAAGTCAATAAACTCATATTCATCTTGGAAATACTTTTTGAGTTTGTATTGTTTCCGGTCTCGGTAGGTTAGTCCGTATGCGTGCTCACCCCTAATAACTGACTCCCGTATTAGTTTTTTAATGATATACCGGTGTTCATCAGTGGGGGTATTACTATAATATCCAATTATACTACACATCTTTTTTAATCTTCTCCATCATATCGGTTAGTTCCTGTAGGGCTTCCGCAGTTTGTTTATTCGCATCTTGTTGTAATTTAGCAAGGTGTTCAGGGTCTAATCTTTTCTGTTCCCGTTTAGTTTTAACCTTCTGTATCCGTTTAATCTCCTCCCCTAATGTCTCACATCTCCACATACTCTCAAGGGAATAATAAACTACAGAATATCTATATGAACCCTCATCTTCATATTCTATAGGACTAACCCCGTGAACAAGGTCTTGTCCGTTGAATATAACAAGGGTATTGTCTGAGCAGTCAAACGCCCTATCTAATTCAGGGACTACTAAATGACCTCCTTTAACCCCCTTTTTAAGAACAACCATATTACTCAATACCCCCTTGAAATTACCGGTGTCGGTATGATACTTCAACGCATTATTCTTATTTACAATCCCTGATGTAAAGGGGGTGTCCCCCATCTTCCAATCCGTCATAACCTTATCCTCTACAACCTGTTTATGTTTCTCATAGGTCTCAGGGAAATAGGTTTGGTAATACCCGTGTATGTTTTCTATAAAGGAACTAATGATGGTGTGTTGTTTAGGGTATTTCTCCGCCATAGCGGTGATGGTGCAATAGTCCTGTCTAAAAGTAATACGGGGGGTGTAACCGAATAAGTTGGACTCTTGTTTAAGTCCGTTGGAGCGTCGGTGTGCTTGATACTTTTGGTTCTTTACCGCCCATCTCAACGCACTTGTATCATCTTTAAGATTGAGGTATAGTAATGCGGGTTGTCCATCAACCATAATAAGTGTATCCTCCGTTACAAACTCATTTACATCAGTCAATAACGCAGTCCGTTTCTTATAGTCATTTCTATCAATCTTCTTTAGTGTAAGTTCTAACTTTTTCATAGTATTTTTCTATCAGGTATAGGATTACTTCGGTGTTACTTTCTAACCCCTCATTTTCCATTATTCTCTCCATATCCTTTATCGCTGTCTCATATTGTTCCGCTGATAAAAACATAACAATCTGTTTAACTTTTGAGTTGATATAGGTATGAAGGTATTTGTGGTTTATATCCTCATCAAACTCGGGTTCCGCCTCATCATCATTTAACCATTTAGGAATATCAAGACCCCAATTATTTAGGTGGTCAAGGTTCCAATCCTGACTTATCAAGTCCCAATTCCAATCCCCGTAATTGAGGTTGTCTTTAACAATAAACTCATTTTCTTGTTCGGGGGTTAAATCCGTAACTTGAATATAAGGGACTTCCTCAATATTCAGTTCTTTAAGGGCTCTCAATCTCATATTACCCCCCAATATTACTTTATCAGAGTTTAATACTATGGGTCTTAAATACAGCATCTCAGGGAACCCTTGAATACTCCGTTTAAGTTTGTCTAATTGTTCCTTTTTAATTGTTCGGGGGTTATTAGGGTTAGGGGTAATATCCTTCACCTTTATCATTCCGTTATACATAGTTTTTTCCATCATTTCATTTCTCCATTTAAGTATTTTAGGTATAGGTATTCCCCCCTCATAATATCGGGAACTTGTATTTCTCTCCATCGGTGTCCTTTACCAATTCTACAGATATTGACCCTTGAGCATCCAACCATATCCGCTATGCGTTGGTGGACAATACTTTTTTTATGATGATAAAGGTATTTTATCATCTCAACCTGTTCATCTTTTAATTTCTGTTTTGCCATTTTTCAATAAGATTTTGTTTTGTTATGTTTATGTATCTACCTACGGAGTTTAGGGGTATAGTTGTTTTACGGGACACCGCAGTTAAACTCCCCAATTCCATCCACATCAAAAATAAATCCCTATCAAACCAGTTAAGATTTTCAAGTTGAGCATATACCCAATTTATATCGGGTAGTTCCTCAACATAATCTTCATCGGGGGTTCCTACAAAATATTCTATGTCTTGGATAGTTTCTTTTGAGGACACCTTTTTATACTGGTAGTAATAGGGACTTGTTTGGGAGAAATAGTTGTTTTTAACTGCTCTAACAAAGAAATAAAACTTTTCCTTGTCTTCCATAACCTTGAACTTGTTATTCTTTAAGAGTTGTTCTAAAACGCAATGAAGGAGGTCGGGGGACTCATTATTATCATTACAGATTTTATCCGTAATGCTCACGAGTTCCTTGTAATTTTTACTAATCCAATCTCCAATATCCACTATATCCTAAAAGTGTTTAATTTATGGTATAACAATAAATATAGTAACACCTCAAAAAAGACATAGTGTAACACATAAAAAAACCCCCTATCTTTTTACAGAAGGGGGTTAAAAAGGTTATGGGAGCGACCTTTTTTTTGTTGTTAGTGTTTAACCTATCTATAAGTATCCTTCATCTATAAAAAAGACAAGGTCATCCAACTCTTGTTTAAGTTGTTTTCTATCTCCGTAATACACCGGTAGGGTATATTCCATCATCTCATCATTTCTCATTGCTCTACGGGGTTCTTATAGGTCTCGTTGATGTATTTATCTACTGCTTGGTATTTCTCCACATCTGAGGTCTTATATCCATTTACAACAAAGTTTTCCATCATTGTTGTAATCTTTACCAAGTCGGTAATTGAGGGACATATTCCACACGCAGTAAAATACTCCAAAGTTAGTTTAAGTTGGGATTGACGGATTATTTGTAAATCCTTTTCAGTCGGTTTTTGTTTGTTTTCCATAATGTCCTATTTTTTCTATAAGTATAGTAACACCCCCCAAAAAGAAAAGGGGGTAGGAACTTTTTTTCCTGACCCCCTTGTAATTTAGAATTGTTCTACTTTAGATACTGAAAAGTAGGTAGAGTGAGTAACAGCACATACCGATTACTACCAGTGAT